CTTTCAGATCCCCTTTTTCAAGATGCAGCTCCATAACGGCCGCTTCAATGAGCTTAGAAATCTGTTCATCATCGCATGCAATATTTAATTTTGAGAGTGCATCTTTGACAAAACTAAGTGCGTAAGCTTTTCTATCAGCACCAGATTTCTGCCACCATACCTGCTGTGCAGCTTTTACTGCCTTGTCGACAATGGTATAGATCTGGCGTGTCTTTATGTATTTCGTAATAGTTGGAAAAATATAAACAACCATTACAGCCACAATAAGGCGAACGAGAAGTAATGCGATTTCAAAAGTATTTTTATTCATGATTTAACCTCGATATGAAAAATTAGATCCATAAGTTATCTCCTGCCAAATACCATATTTATTATTCCAGCAGGATTAAGACCCTTCTCGTTACACAGCTGGTAGAACGCTCGCTGAGGATTCCCTCCATGCTGTGCCACATAATTCTTGGCCGAATCTAATCTTGGATCATTTAAACTTGTAGGCAGCGAATTATCATTCTGATTCTGAGATGCCTGCTGTCCAGTTACATTTTCATTTCCTAATTGTCTTAATATCGGATTCATTGCCTGTCCCTTCTCATTCAATGAAATTCTGCCAAAAGTTTATCGATTTTTCCTTCGATACGATCGACATCAGATTTCAAAGCGTACTCTGGTGATTCTTCAGTCGCTTTTACGTCAACAACTTTCGGTTCTTCAATCTCCGTAATCCTGTATGGTTTAATAGTGGCGAATCCGGCACTGTCCGTAGATTTGCACCAAATCACATCTTCCTGAGTCAGATCGATCATAAGAACCGAACTATTTGGAGCTAACTGAAACGAATTCGCGCCATCTCTTCCACTAACTTTCGGTATTTCCATTTTGTTATATGGACCCTGAAAATTTATTGAATTAAGTCCTGGAACAGTAAAGTTGTCATAAGGATACATGGTGAACGTCCTCCAAAATTACCAATTATCAAATGAAATATGTTCAAAGTTCTTTACATATCTTTATAGAGCTCTTGCATGTATTTAACTTTTGCATAAGATTCAGCATACATATTTAAAAGTAACTGCTTAATTTGAGAATAAATAGAATCACTGGTTGCTTCTTTGCTGTAATCTTCTTTGAACATATCTAGAAGTTTAGAAGCGTGATCCAATTCCATCTCAGACATCTTTGCAAATGTTGAGGCACGATCCGAATTCGTATCCTTACAGCTAATAGCTCTCTGAATGTAATCACAAGCTCCATCAAGCTCGTCTCTGATTTGATTGTTGTAATAAAGAATATCCATAATCCCAACGCCCTCTTATCATATTACGAATTAACAGCAGATGTAGTCGCTGCGCCTGAACCAGCCCAAGCTACAAAACGACCAAGGTTAGAGAGGATGGTCTGAGACTGCTGAGCAAGATTTGCCTTATTCTGTGCGTCAGCAAGCTGGCGAGTAAGATCGTCAATCTGCATCTGATCCATCTTCGTCTTTACTGAGCAACAGCAATTCTCCATCTGGAATCCGAGCTGAGAAAGCTGAGCCGAAAGCTGATTGGTCTGATTTGTGATCTGCTGAGAAATGTTGTTAAATCCCTGAACAGCGTTAATCTGATTTGCATAGTTCTGCTGCATGAGCGTAGCTGTCTGATTATTTACAGCCTGAAGAGTCTCATAATTATTGTTTGCAGAAGAGAGGAGGCCCTGCTGAATACCAGAGTTAATTGTCTGGTTATTAATTGCTGCCTGAACTCCCGCATTAGTTGCTACATCAGGCATCGGAGCTCCTCCTCTATTTCCGTATCCACCCCAACCAAGCATAAGAAAAATCAGAATAAGCCAGCCAAGGCCATCATTGCCACCGAATCCACCATTCCCAGTAACTGCTGCAAGATCAGCTGGTGAGAAATTTCCATCTGCCATATAATTTGTCCTTTCACCTAAATAATTTAGGATTTTTTTGTGAGAAATTTATGATTTGCATTAAGAAAGACAGCCTATATATTTTGAAGAGGGCGCTGGGACGGCTGTCTGAGTAAAATATTGGTTTTGGGGCACAATATTTTAAAAAAATAAAAAGCCTCCGTCACCGTATACAGCGCGAAGGCAGAAAAACCGGGTGCAGGCTAGTCGCCCAGATTTTTATTAAATTTTACAATGATAACCGTGAACTCTGCGTCGTATAATAATGGTTATAACAATGGTAAATGGAGCGTAAAAAATAACGGCCAAAATGTGACATTAACCGGTGTTCACGGCGCATATGATGATTACACGTTCACATATCAGGGCAGAGCTGGATATAACGGCGTTATCTTCGCTATAACAAGCGCTGAGTATTGGATTTATGCTGGCGGAGCAGTATCCAGTGTTTCAGACAATGCCAATATCTCAACAAGCTATAACAGCTCAAACGGTGTTATCACGATTCATGCGTACCGCCATACCAAACTTGTAGGCACGATTTACTACTATTAAGCACCAAGTGCGTAGATGGCATATCATAGTGTGTTACCGTTACAGGCAATGTGTATTGTTTGGTTTAATCCTGGTTAATTCCAACTCGTTAGCCATAACGATGCACTAAACATTGCTTCTTGTGGACATTGAACGGTTGCCGTTACGTTGTACCATTGAACTGTTCCAGTAACTCGATTTCTAGATAGGGTTATATAAATTCCTTCATTTAGTCCTGTGGAGCTAGGTGATTCTGAGTGACCACGTTTATTGGCAAGTAAATATAACGTTATTGTTTCTGTATTCTTTACGTCATTTTTCCCGTCATTTTTCCCGCTATTATACGACGCAGAGTTCGTATTCACTCTAGAGTCTGCGTCAGAAACACCAGCAGAATAGGCGTCAGACCACATCTGAGTCTGCTTAGCAACCGCGTCTTCCATTCTGACTTCGGGTGCCCAAGTAGCTCCATC